CTATATAACCTCATCTGCTCTGTAATATTGAAACTTTCAGGTGCAAATGGATTTTTAGTTCCAGCAGGAATATCGCCTCCACTAGATCTACTAGCAGGAGCTCCACCACCTTTTGGCTTTGGTTGTTTTAATATATAATCAGGAAGTTTGCCTTTAGCCCAATCAGAAACAGGAGTTCTTTCATATCCATCAACAACGACAGGAACACCGTTATCAACTTCTATTTTGTCTTTTGGTAAGAAATTATTTAAGACAAGATTAGGATCATGGACGATTTCAGCTAAAGCTTGAACAGCAGGTGAAACTAATTCCAATTCACGAACTTTAGCTTCAAGTTCTGCAATCTTCTTTTCTTTTTCAGAAGACCTTTCTCGATATTGTTCTTCTAGTTTTGTTCGGGCTTCGGTGTACTTGCCTTGTTTTTCAAGTTCAGCTTGCTCAGCATTGTTCTTGAAATCAATCAAAGATTGAACATCAACATCAGCAGGAACAGCTTTAGACTTTTCCTTTGCTTTCTTGTATTCGTCTAATAGCTCTGCGTTTTTTTTACGCATTGCATCTAGTTCGGCTTTTAGATTCTCTTTTTCGGAATCAACAGCTTGCTCCACAGGAGCAGTTGTTTCGTCAGGCATAAAAACCCACAGGGTTATTTAGGTGATCTAACCATAACAACTTTTTGGCATAATTACCATTTAACTTTGTCAGCCCAATAAGCAGCACTTGTTTTACCTTTTGCAATGTTCTTTGCGTGTCTCGCTTTAAAACTTTTTCTTTTTGCTTTGTCTGCTTCTGATTCGTTTTTTCTAGGTGGTTTTGTTTTTGCTCCTTGCATACCAAATCGTATTAATTTATATCCTTCACCTTTTTTAATTACAACTGCATGAGATTTACCACTTTTATGGCTTGGTGTTCTGATGGGCTTGTCAACACGTTCAAACGTATGACCACCTTTTTTTATACTCATTTCTTTTTACCTCCTTTTTTTTTCTTTTTTTTATAAATAGATGCTGGCATACAAAAAAAGCAACTAAACCCTACCGTAGCGTCTTTGCAGTTGACTTAGTGTAAGTTCACTTCCATCATCTCTAATCATTTTTTGTAACGCTGCTTGAGGGCCACCATTCTTAGATATTTTATTGAAATATTTAACACGACTAGGACTACCAAAAACATCTAATTGAGCAGACTTACCAGCAGGAGTATCTTTTAACCATTGCCCATAAGTCATATTTGAAGGAACCATTCCACCTGAAGCCGATCTTTTTCCTACTCTTGGTGGCTCAAAATCATAACCTTGTTTTTTCAATCCTTCATAATCAACAACAGCAACAGTAGTAGAGCGACAATTAAAATGTTGAGGAGGTAAGGGGCCATCACCATATTCAAAAACTTGACCGTCTAAAGAAGCACAAATAGATGAAGTTCTACTATCAAGCGTTGCTACATATCTGTATTTCTGAGTTATATCACTATTTGATTTATAAACATTTTGGCTAGCAGCATTTGAGACTTGATTAACACTTGTTCTAACAATTGCCGTAACTTGTCTGTTTGTTGCAGCCGTTAAACTTCCACCTGCTTTTGCAATTTGTTTGACACTTCCTTTTTGATTAAACAATAAGCGACCTTTTAATTTTTTTACTATTTCATCTGTTGTTTGTCCTTGCAAAAGGCCAGTCCTAACTTCTTTTCCTAATAAGTCTGCTGATGATGTTGAAATTCCACGGAAAGCTTTTTGAACAGTTCGACCATCTGGCAGTGTAATAATTGCACCTTGTCCAGCAGTTAAACTATATGTCTGTGGTGATCCAGTTACGGATTTAAAAATATCTTGCTGTAGTGTTATTAAATTTAGTTGAGTAGGATCTGTTGTTACGACTGACTGTGCAAATTGAGGACTAATTTCAACTGTTCTAACAATATTTCTTGCTCCTTTAGGTAAAGATTTTTTTAATTGTTCTTCTATAAATTCTGTTTGTAGTAAAGCTAAACCTTGCAAATTGCTTGCAGTTATTTCTGTTGCATCTCCAGCCCAAGTATTTAAACTTTCTTTTACTTGAGCAATAATAGCTCTAAGTCTTTGAGCTTTATAACTATCAGATCCTTCTAATATTTTTAATTTATCAGTTGCTTCAACAATAATGTTGTTGTATTCATTAATTATCCGTCTAGCAACACTATTGCTATACCTATTTAGGTCAATAGCATTTCTAAATAGAACGGCTGGAGTGCCTTCATTTGTTATTTGTGAAACAGAAAGTGTTGGCATTTATTAAGCAGCTTCATCTTCTGGCTCTGCTGATTCTGTAGGAATCTCTTCTTGTACTTCCTGCTGTGGTTGCTGCCTATCAATCAAACCACCCATTTCAGTAGCTTCTAGTTCCTCTTCAACATCAAATTCATCTCCCAATACTTCACCTTCAGTTAATTGATCTAATAAAGTTTTTTGTGTAATAGTTCCAGCAGTATAAAGAGAAAGCAAACTTTGAATCTCTTGAGGCTCAAGTCTTGATGCTAAGAAATCTCTATTAACAAAACTACTACCAGCTTCATTACTTCCTAAGTATTGAGCATGATAAGCAAGTGAGTTATCAATCATATCTTGTACCTGCTGTGCCACCACTTTCATTGTTGAGTCTCCTTGTGAGCGGTCTATTTTTTTTGCTTCTGCTGTCTCTGCGGATAGCTTTTGCCCTAGAACTGCTGCCAATCCGAGTTCATTTATTTGATCAGACAATTGCTCTAATCTTTGGAATTGTGCGTTATAACTTGTACCTTTACTTTCAATATATTCTGCCCGACCTTCAGCAGGAAAAGCTATTGCTTCTCCCGGACCTGCACTAACTTCTTCGGCTGATTGAGGAAAACCAAAAAAAGCTAACATTGGCACAGCGCTTATGTGTAGCTGATTATCCAAGTCTGATTGCACTTGATAAGCTTTTAAATTTAATTCTGCTATATCTTCCATAGGAGGTCGAGACTCCATTAAATTAATTCGATTGGAATAAGCAACAGAAAAAGGAATTTCAGGCAAACTCATTACACCTTCATCAAATATTTTATAGTCGCCAGTTTCAGAATCCTTCCTATGTATTTCAAATTTTCCCGGCGTTAGCACACGAACTTGCTCTACTTCTTTTTCACCATATAAACCATCTGGTTCAAATACATGTTCAAGTAATCTCAGTTGACTAAATTTTTGCTGACCCTCTTTTAATTCAGTTCTCCATCCTAATATTTCCCTTGGCGAATAAGTCACCCAATATGGTCTTCCATTTTGTCCTGCAGCAGGAGCATCAACTAAAACACCACAATGACCATATCTAATTACTTTTCTAGCAGTCTCGTAAGTCCAAACATTAAGATCATTGCCCTGTAAGTCAACATCGAACAACTGTTCTCTAATTACATCAGCAACATCAGTTAAACGAACAGGTTTTCTTGTCAACATTCCAGCCAGCATTCTTTCAAGACGTTGGTAATAAGGAGGACAAACAGAACGAGCTAATCTGTTGTCATAGCTTTCATCCAATTCTCTAGGTTCTTGCGGTAAATATCTTCTATGTTTTTTACGCATCTCATAAGATCCACCCATTAAATCTTCTATAAGAATCCAGTGAGCCTCTTGTGCTTGCCAAGCTGCGTTAGGGTCATTTACAAAAGTTTCTGTTCCTGCTTTCTCACGACTGTGGTAGTTGTAACCGCTATACACAATGAAACCTCAACACTATGTGAACAGTTTAGTCTTAATACAGCCTAATACCTGTACTTTTTCCTGCTCTTAAATGAAGTGGATTAAATAAACGCCAAGTTATATATCCTAAAGCATCATTCATGTGGTCATAACCAGCATCTTTATCTGGTTCGCCTTTTTCCGTATAACTTTGTAGCTCTAAACATTCAATCAACTTTTTAGCATTCTTATTTATTTTTAATCTAGTTTTACCTTTGCCATCCTCTAACAATCTTTGGACTGAATTAACTCTATCTCTAACAGGTGGGTTTGCTGCTGGTGATTGATTCGAGAATCCGTATGTTTCCAATATTTGGATGTCGGTTTTAGAAGCGTTTGTACTTCTGTTTCCTCCTGAAGCGTCTGGATAAGCATAAATTTTATTTGTAGGATACCGTCGCTTGATTTCTTGAGCCATTGAGTCTGTGTCATGGGAACCACTTACCTCATCAATAACGAAAAAGTTATCTCCTGAAGCAACTCCTATAACTGCTGACATATTGCCCACGTTGAAGTCAATTCCAACTCTTAGTGGTTCTTCTTGGAGATCAATGGACATTGGTTGCTGTTCTGGAACAACATGAAGATCTCTAGAAAATCTATCGTAAACCTGACCTGTAGTGATATTGCAGAACTCACCATTTAAATAAGCTTGCAGTAATCCAGAATCATAGTTTTCTTCAAGTCGGGTAATGAAATCAGGTGGCAAATGCGGGTTGTCATAAGAACGCATCTTTATAAGCTTTCTGTCCTTTCTTTGTTTTGCTTCATCAGTACCAAATGTATTCCACATCCACCTAAAACCTTCAGGAGTAGAAGCAACACCGAACTGTCTTTGATTACCAGACCTTAAACGAGCAAGGATTCTAGGGAAAGCCCTGTCTGCTATTGATGGTGAGACTGTGTCGATCTCATCAGCCAATACCCAAGCAAGGTTTAAACCAATAATTCGTTGCCAGTTTTCAAATGATCTACAAAGTATTCTTGTGTCACCTATCGGAAGATGAAGAATATATTCAGGGAGAGGAGATTGCCTTGAAGTGTATGGAATATCATATTCCTC